TCTTTAATACTGGAATTCTTTTTGATTTTATCAAGAATACTCATTTTACACCTTAGTTAAAAAAATCATCAAGTGAACTAGTCTTTTCTGTTTTCCATCCCATACAGTCTAGAATAATCTTGATGGGGTCGAGAAAAGATTTGTTGAATTGTAAATCATAATCAATATAATTGTCAAGCCCAAATTCAGTGGGTAATTTTTGTGGATAAGAAATGACCGTTTCTTTAAATGGATTTGGCAATTTAAGATAGGTAAACTTTAACTTTTCACCTTCTTGAATCATTGGATATTGTTTGTCCAATTTTAATTGTTTGAGATAATAATTATATAGAATAGCGCCCTTCACATGAATAGGACAACCTTTTTTGTATAATGTAGCTGCATCAGAATAGGTCTTCAGACCATTCAAACCCCTGGGAAAAGAAATCTCTTCTGGTGGCAATCCTTTGAATTGATTTCTGAAATTCTCAATAAATGAATGTACATCTTCTTCTGTACCAGTCATCATCAAATTGATAGCTTCTTTCATTTTCTCACGAATAGCTGAAGGTGTTGATGACTTAATCATTTCAAGACCCATGACTTTCATCTTTGGTTCTTTGTATTGAACACCTTCATTATTGTAAACATTAAGAATGTAACGCTTCTTGGCAGTCCAAACACCTTTGTTTGCTAATGCCTCGCGTTTCATTCTCATTTTTTGGTCGTAGGCGTTAACATAAGAAGCAAGCTCAGAGTAACTTCTGTCAATATACGGTTCAATCTTATCTTTACAGATTTTATCCATGAAGGAGATAACTGTTGTAATCGACTTTCCCGATTGTACGAACTTGTCCACAAGCGGACCAAGATTGAGGTAAATCGAATCCGTATCTGACGCAATAACATAGTCACTATTACTCTCCAAAAGTTTATTCATGTATTCATTTATTTTATTCTCAATCCATCGAATAGAAAGCTGTCCTGCGGAAGTTACACCTAGTGCCATTCTCAAATCATAAAATCTAAAATATTGTGAACCCAAGGCACCATAAGCAGAGTTCAATGAAACTTTCTTTGCAAGTTGCAGATTGTCATATCGTGCAATTCTTTTGGACAATTCGTGTTTCTTGTTTGCATCAGTTTCATTTTCATATTCTTGCTTGGATTCAAGCATCATATTCTTGAACTTCTTTCGATCTTCATACATTTCTTCCATCATTCTAGGTAGAAAACCTTGAAAGTTTGTTTTGAAGAACTGACCATTGGGTGTCAGAGTTACACCTTCAAGTTTAGAAGTATCAATCATCTTGTTTAAAAGTTTATCAACAGACACACCTTGAGACAGAACATCGCGCATATCTTGAGTATAATCTTCAGGCTCAATAAGAGTTTCTGGAGAAATATTATACTGCATCATCAAATGCGGATATAGACTATTAAGGTCAAACGATGCTACCCAATTATGCAATCCAACTTGAGGATCTTTTACATAAGCACCCTCAAAAGCCGATTCTTTATCTTTGACAATTCTTGGAGGAACAATAATGTTTCTTTCCAACAAATAAGAATATGTCAGAGAATCCCACATTCTGGTTTGTGCAAAGATATCCTCATAATTGGACTTAGTATCGTATGCAAGAGTCAAACCTAATTCAAGAAGCTTAAGTTTATCTTCGAGTCGAAGAATAAGTTCAACGTCTTTGATATTATACTCAATAAACAATTGAAAGTTTTCACGATATAATGTATGAAGATTACCATATTCTTCATACGACAACTTACGTTCACCGAGTTCCACATTTGCGATATTATCAAGACGATATGATTCTTGTGACTTGCCGCCAGGTGCATACCACTTGTAAAGTTCAATATAATCAAGTGAGGCAACACCCTCAAACCCGTAGGCAATCATTTCTCGTCCATTGATGACTGTCTTTCGTTCAGACACATAATTCCAAGGAGAGAGTCTCCTGGTGTCATCCTCACCTAAAATTTTACGAAAACGATTGATGATATATGGAATATCGAAAAACTTAGTGTTCCAACCGGTGATAACATCCGGACATCTTTCTGTCCAGAGTTTCAGAAATTGGCGACAAAGTGTCCATTCATCTTTACATCGAATGTAGTGTTCATCACCGTTCGCCTTATATTCACCACAACCGAATACCCAGGTTGCACCATTCAAATAAGAGATGGTGATAGCTGTGATAGGTTCATTTGCTTTATATGGATCGGGAAAACCATTCTCAGAACCAACTTCGATATCGATAACGGCAATAAGGACCTTGTCTTGATCCCATTCAATCATGCCTTTGTGTTGGTCGGCAATGAAAGCATATTCAAAACGATTATTACCATAAATCTTAGATGCACCTGAAACATTATCAAATTGCTTAATATAGTCTCTGGCTTCACGCATTGTGCCAAAGACTTTTTGTTGAAGATTGAGTCCTTCAAGAGATTTATACTCTGATGGAATTTTTGATGGAATATAGAGAGAAGGAGAATATTCGATTTTTTGTTTTACTCTCTTTCCGTTAACAACACCCCGATAAAGGATGTTGCTACCAGAAACTTGAATATTTGTGTAGAAAGTTTTACTCATTAACCAGTAATCAATTGTTTTGATGGAAGAATGATTCCCGATCCGAAAATTTGGTCATAATTATTCTTGAAATCTTCGGCAGGTTCATAGGAGTATACTACATGTGACCTATCAATGTCAATAGTTGAACCTGTTTTTTGTTCAGAATGTAAAGGAAATGGTGATAAACCTATATTGGGTTGACCATCTTTGCCACGAACAATTGAGATGCCAACAGGATTCTTGATTCGGAATTTTTCAGACTTATCGTCGATAATCATACCTTCGAATTCACCAAGAATTTCTTCTCCGGTAATAAGTTTAAGTGCAATAATTTTCATAATTTTACCTCAGAAAAAAGAAACCCCCCAGTTTGAGCATCGTTGATAGGCTTGGAGGGTTTTGTTGTTGGAAGCGGGAGATGGAATCGAACCAACGGCCTCTAGATTATGAGTCTAGCGTTCTACCTCTGAACTATCCCGCAATAGACTAGTTTTCGAAAATCAAAATAATTTGGTCGATTGGAATAATATATAGTTCATCTTCCACCTTGGTTGCTGCATTCCAATTAACCAAAGCAATCTCATCAACACTGACATCTTCTACATCAGAACCAATTGCAATAATCTTGGCCTTGTCCGGTTCTTCAGCAGATTTAAGAATAATTCCTGATGCTGTTTCTTTTGCAGCTGCAATACGTTCGATTAATACATTATTTCCGGTTGGTCTAAACATTATCACTCCAATGCAATTTTATTAAATTTATCAATAAACGGTTTAACTCTATCCCATTGATGTATAACAGGAGTAGGAGTTCCATCGTTGTTTATATATTTACCTCTATCATCAAAGGTAAATGTTTTCTGGTGGTCCATTGTAGAAACTGCACCATCACCATTGTGTACTATGTTAATAGTATACGGAATTCTATTAGTATATATCAATCTATTATGAGCGACAGTATCTTCACCACCAATGAAGACCCGACCAGCAGCCTTCATTCTTTCAAATTCTTCTCTGAACACTTGTAGATAACCAAGAAGGCCTTCTCTAGTTCCCATAATGGTACCACAACAAATAATGTATTTGTTGGCCATTTCTTGGAAAACTTGTTCACCACACATAGTTTGAATCCACCAACTATTACATTTACACTCTTTAAAAAGAGCAGGTTCAGCGTAAAACTCCAAATCTGTATTCATACCATATCTAAATGGATCAGATTGAAATATTACATCACGAACATCTGTAATAAAAACTTTATCAACTTCTGTATATTTTTCTATAATGTCAGAATATAGTTCAAAACGGTTATTTTGAATTTCGTGATTGGAATTTAACTTTACATCATAGAGATATGTATCAATATTAAAATATGCAAGTTGATTTTTTAACTTGGTATTATCTTCTACTTGTTGGTCAATAATAAATGCAACTTTACCATCATAATGTTTACGCAATGAAACAACAAAATGTTCAATCTTATCCCAATCGTAACCATAAATTGCACCAAGAACTAAATTCATTTTACACCTTCACATAAGAAATCTTTCTGTCTTCTTTACCAATTTCCAAAACTTCATACCTATTCTTTTTCAAAAATGAATCAATTCTATCGTGATCGTATGCTTTAACATCATCAAAAACAAAAACGGTACCTTTCACAGACCTCGCAGCAAAGAAAAACACTTCCATAATTACAGATTCCGCATCGTGTGGACCATCAAAGAACACAAATGCATATTCATTAATGATTTGTTTATTCTTATAATAAACCGGAACACCATCTGAGAACCTATGGAAAAATTCAGTGTCTTCTAAATTGAAGAATGAAAGATTCACAGGTTTACCTTTTACATAGTTGTAAATATTTGGTAGTGATTCATTTTTCATTTCGTTGGTGTAATCAAATCGTTGCACCTGATTATCACCAGGAATATATTCGATGTCACCATAAGGATCAACAGCAACCACATGTCGAATGTTGCCGGTAGAAGTATTGGTAATACCATCTATGATATATTTTAAACTTCCACCTCTTCTGGTACCAATTTCACAGAATAGACCTTCTACATCTTTTGCACTTTCTACTGCTCGTTGAAGAAGGTCATAATCATAACTATCACCTGGCAAATCCATACTATCTCCTCAAATTAAAATGGCTGGCGATGTAGGGATCGAACCTACGACCTAGGAGTTAACAGCTCCTCGCTACTGCCTCTGAGCTAATCGCCAATAAATATTAAAGAATGATCATTATCAAAATCATTGATAAGAATGCAGATAAAATCAAATACTTTTCGTATTTTGCAAAATAATCATTCATTTGTTTTCCTTTGAAAAATGGAGCCGGCGAGAGGACTTGAACCCCCGACCCACTGATTACAAATCAGTAGCTCTTCCAACTGAGCTACGCCGGCAATAAACTAAATGTTACTCAACTTTCTATTTAATTCTTGTTGAATTTTATGTTTCACTTTGGGTGTAGAAGTCTTTTCCAATGCCTCTTGTAATTGTACAACACTGTGT